CACCAGCATGATGTAGTCCTTGTATAATCATAAATTTTAATAGGCCCCAGTATCTTTCTACCTCATCCTTACGAATGGGCATGACATCAACACCTATTCTAGTTAACTGTTTTTTTGCTGTTGAATAAGTCATATAATCTTTTCATTTTCTTTTGTTGATCGTAGAAAAATTCTGCACCTTTTTTTCTCATTTCTTTTTCATTATATGGGTCAGCTCCCATTACGATACCAGCTCCTAAAATACCATCTGTTCTTGTAACAAACTCTCCATCAGCTAGTTGAGCTAATATTGTATCTTCATTTTTATTAGCATCTGAAGTGTGATCATATACAGAGCCGTTTGCTCTTTTATAATTACTTGGATCATTCTCATCGTGAGTCATCTTTACTGGCATTCCACCTTCATTAAATTTTGCAACAGATACTAGACCACCAGTGTTCATAGTTTTAGTTGCTAAACCATAAGGGCCAAATCTATCTTGACCAACAAACTTTTGATTTTCTTCAGGAATATAATCTAATTGTTCTTGTTCAACTGTCTTACCTGTTACTGGGTCTTGTACGAAAAATTTTCTATTTCTATATAATTCAGGATAAGCAACGTTATAAGTAAACTGAGCTCTCTTATATGGTTCAGGTTCAAAAGCTCCTGAAGCATAAGCTCCAAGTCCTGCTAATGTTCCTAGTCCAGCTGCTTTTTGTCCACCAGTTAAATTTGCAAGAAAACCACCTCCTGCTTGTTGACCAGCTTTTTCTAACATCATTTTTTGACTGGCTGCTCTTGCACCTTCTTGTCCAGCTGCAAATGGAGAGTTAGCTGCAATTGTACCTGTCATGGTATTTGCTGAAGTTGCTGCTTGACCAGCTTTGAAAGGAGACATCATCGCATTTGTAAATCCTTGTGTACCTGCAACATTAGACATTCCTAATTGACCACCAACATATTGTCCTCCATAGAAACCACCCGCAGCACCTAGGATTCCTCCTAAAAGACCACCTGCTGTTCCGCCTCTTTCTTTACCTGCTTTGTAGCCTTTGTAGCCACCGTATAATGCTAATGCTATTGCTAAAGGATTTGCCATAATTTTTTATTTACGTTTTCTTGTGATTTTATCTTATTATTTGTCTCGTATCAACTCATCAGCAAATCTACCATTATATTGATGTTCTCCCACATGAGTAATATAGTCCATAATCCAAGCATAACATTTGCCTCCTAATGATTTCCATTTTTTACAAAAAGCAAAATCTTCGCCTAAATACGTATGTTCTTCAGGGTCAAATTCTGTATCAAAGAAGTTCCACATATGGGGCACTCTTTCGTTTTTACCATTAATAACTTGATCTTGATCAATTCTTAAATGAGGAAATTTTTCTATCATTTTTGTAAATACCTCTCTCTTTATTAACATAAACCCTGTTGGTGAATGAGTAACTTCAATCACACCATTATTAATTTTTATTTTATCATTATCAGGCACTTTCATAGGATATCTATAAAAAGCTTTATTACGAATATCTTTTGCTGTCTTTAATTTACCTTCTTGCATCATTTGTAAACACTTACCCCAATTCATATCTTTTAAAGGGTAAGGTATTGAAATAACTTCTTTATCCATAGCAACCATTCTCTTAGGTGATTGAGGATTAAAAGCAATATCAGAATCTATAAATAATAGATGTGTAGAATTAGATTCTAAAAAGGCACTCACACATAAGTTTCGTCCCTGTGTTACTAATGAAGATTTTATAATATGAAAACGACAACCTATTTTATCTTTTAGACATTGTTTTTGTAATTCCAATAATGATTGTGTATAATGTATAGAAACTTGATCGTGAACAGGTGTAGCCACAAAAAGTTTTATTGGTGGATCATAAGGTTCCGTGTCTCGTGATTCTTTACCAAACCATATCGGCTCATGATTTTGCATTAGCTACCCCTTCTAAAAAATTAGTCCATTCTAATTGTCTATTTTCCCAGTTATAAAATTTTCTATAAAAGTTTTGTTGTGAACTAAGTAACTCTTGCATTCCTTTTGTATGTAATTGATCAGCTATACCATCAATTGCATAAGCAAACAAAGTAGCTAATCTTCTATAATTAGAATCATATTGAATATATGTAGGCCACTCAGAACAAGTTTCAAACAAAGCACCATAATTAGTTACTATGCCGTGTAAACCACAGGCCAAAGCTTCTATTGCTGAGATACATGATGTTTCCTCCCAAATATTTGGGTATGCAAAAATATGATAATTATGCATTTTTTTCATTAATTCTTCATTAGAGATAAATCCTTTATAATTGACATTAGGTAATTCTTTTGCCTGTTCATATAAAGGTTTATACATATCATCATTTTGTTTTTTAAAATTATCTCCATAAATTTGTGTAGATGAATAAACATCTAATTCAATTAAAGGATTTTTCACGAGTTGCATAGCACCAAGTAAAACACTTAATCCTCTCCAAGGAGTTGAAGTATAAAGTAATTTAATCTTTTGCCCTTTTTGATATACCGCTCTACCAGGAAAGTATTCTATTGCGTTTTTAATAACTGTGCATTTATCTTCAGGTAATTGAAAGTGAACTCTATATTTTTCTGCACACCAATGACTATTAAATACATACCAATCGTATTTTTTGTGATTAGATTTTTCTTGCATCCATGGAACTATATTAGGTTGATCATAAGAATTTTGTTGCCAAAGAATATTTATTTTATCTTTTGCTAAAGGTATTTTTTCAGGAACTGAAGTTGTTATTTGAAAATTGTTAAGTAAATTATTGTCAACATGTTTTAACAACATGTTATATTGTAATTCAGTGCCACCGATAGGAAGATTCATTATTTAGTGTTTATAGTATTTCCCATTCTAGTTTGCAACTTAGATAATTCAGGATTTTCTTTACTAAATTTTACGTGAATATCAGATACTATTTTTGCGAGTGAGTTTACAAGATGTCTTATGTTTTCATACTCGAAAACAATTTTTTTGTTTCGTTCAAGATTTTTAATCTCATCCTCCGAAAAATGCATTTCGCACTCGTTCTTTGTATACACGAATTTCATTAATCAGGAATAGTTTCGCCTTTTGTATGTAGAGAGGCAACTGTAACTTGTAAGTCTTGTTGAAAGTCATCAGAAGTAGTGTCAGTATTGGGATCAGCAACATCATTATCAAAATCAGCTTTGCTATCATATACTTTTCCTGTTCTCTTATTTTTTACAATCTCTTTTGTGATTGCAGGTATTTTAATTGGTTCGTCACTCATATTTTCTCCCAGTGAAATTTATTATCATCTTTAATGTTAGTAATATAAGCGTATTCTTGTCTTATGTCAAACGCTAAAGTTATTCTTGTTTTATTTTTTGGCACTTGATCTGTGTAGTGTTTAACCCAACTTGGAAATAAAGTTATTTTATTAGGTTGATTTTTACTAATATACTTTTCATCAAAATAGGGTAATTCAAAATAAGTGTTTGTATTATCTACATCAATACAAATATGACCACTTAAATATCCATCATTTTTTTCAGCATGAAAATGTTTTTTAATTTGCTCTCCTTCTCTCATTACATTAAACCAACACTGGGCATAGTAATTAGTCTCTATTTTATAGCCTAAGTTCATTAAAAATTTATCATGTGTTTTTCTAATATGTTTTTTTAAAAATTTAGTTTCAGGAATTTGCAATAAATTATAATAATAAAACCTACTGGTAATACTTTGATTACCTAAACCTGTACCTCCATCTGTAAAAGATGGATATTTATTTAAAAATTCTTTTTCCTTATTTAGTAATAACTGAGCCATGGTGTCTGTATTTAAATCAAGGCTGTCTTCTGCTAAATAAAAAGAATATTGAGGATTAAAATTATTTCTTAGTTTTCCATTATGGAAATTATAAATTTTCATCAACGTCCCTGACGGTTGTATTTCTTATACGATCTTTTGACATGTTTGTTTAATCTTTTTGTATGACGGCCTGGACGCTTACGAGGTTTAGGTCTAGGGACAAAATGTATAAATTTAACACGGGCCATCTTTATACCAAGCACCTATAACATATCTATTGTTTTTTTCAAGACGTGTAACTTTATGTAATTTTGAAGATTCAAATAAAACTAATTTACCAATTTTAGGTTCTACTTCAAAGTTTTCAACTCTAGTTCTACCACCTTCATAATCTGAATTTAAATTAGTAATAGAAGAAAATGTGTAATAGCAAGTATCATCATGCCAATCCATAAAATTACCTTCAGGCCAATAAACTATTTCTAGATTATCAAGATAATCTAAAGGTCTTATCTCTTGGTATTTTTTTATAATAGTGTTTAAAAAAGTGTTGTTTGTAAAACCTTTTCCATAACTATCATGTAATATTAATTTTTTTCTATCTTTATATGGTTCAGTTTTATTTAGGTTATTTTTATAAAATTGTATTAACTTTTCACACTCTTCTTTAGATAAAAAATTTTCGACTATAATCATTAACCATTTTGATCTGATCTACTTATCTCAAGTAAAGATACGACCATGTGTAACCTATCAGCAGTGGTTGCTTGTGCTTTTAATATTTCATTCTCTTCTAAAATAATTGGTTTTGTGATTAATTCAAGTGATGCGTTTCCGCTTATTGCTTTTGATTTAAATAAACTAAATGTGTTAGCACCACTTACTAAAGTTACATTTAAGCTGTCCCCACTACCTGAGTCATCATTTACTAAAATATTTTGAATTATTGCTCTTGAGTTAGAAGGCGTTGTGTAAACAACAGTATTATCCGTAGAAGTAAAATCTATTTTTGAATTTTTATAAGTATTAGCCATTAAACCACGTAAACCTTTCTACCTCTTGCTTCAATTCCTCTTGATATGAAGTATTAAGTTGATTTTTAATTTGATCTAAAGCCTGAAGCTGTTGTTCTTGGTTGCTTGGCTCATAGTCTTTTGTTGGTTGAGGAACATTTACATTAATTCTTGCCATTATATTTTTCTTCCTTTTCTTATAGAATCTTTACCCTTTTTAAATATAGATGCTACTTTTAATTTACCCATTACTTTTGCTCTTTGTTCACCCACTGTCAAGATTTGTATTTTCCTTGCAAACGGTTTAGATACCTTCTTAACTTTAGCAACAGTTTTACGAGCATCAGTAGGAGTCGCAAACTTAATTCCAACAGTATCTTTAGGATTCTCATCTGTGTATAATCTCCTTCCTGATCCTTTTGGTTTTTTACCTGTGCCTATTTTTGGGTCTTTCATTCTTTTCATTATCTTCTACCGTCAGGTTGTACATCAGCTCTAAAAGTTCCATATCGCCATGTTTGACCTGAACCACTATTAGAAATTTTTAAACTTGCAGCTCTTCCTCTAGCTCTTGTATCTACTTTTTGAGTTGAACTGCTGATAGTAAAAGGCCCTAAAGAAGAAGAACTAGCAGTGTCAGATGGAAAATCTTTAAGATTAATTGTTATTATTGCATTACCGTTTAATCTTTTAAAATCAGGAATAAATCTTCTAATTTTTGTAAATACTTCACCATCACCATCAACATGTAACATAAAATCTCCTGATTCAATAAATGCTTCTATTGCAGTTGTGGCTCCTCCTTTGACTTGATCAGTCCCAGTTTCATGAGCGTAATACACAGTTGCTCCGTTAGTATTGGATACTCCTTGAATGACTGGGAACGAAGGAGTTCCTGAACTATCAAACTCTGTT